CAATTGTGGTGAGTCCCAGATTGAATCTGAATTCGTGGACCACATTATGAGGTGCTGTCCTTTTTGCGAGAAGCACCAAAATGTGGATGAAGACACTTTCATGAAACACCTTGATGAATGCGGTGATGACCATTGTGACCTTCTCGAAACCGCTGTTACAACAGCTGGTGAGCCAGAGAAGAAGGCTGAAAAGTGTGCTGAGTGTGGTAAGCTTGTTCCGTTAACAGGCATGGAAAACCACCTCAGAAACCATGAGAAGAAAGCAGGAAAGAAACCCGAAAAGACTGAAGGACCCTACGAAGCACTGGTACCGTCTTCCCCTACTTTTAAGACAGACAACGTCATTCAATGTACGGGGTCTATCTTAAATAAGGCAAAGGAGGTTATTTCACATGCCTTATTTGTTGCCTGTCCAGGCGGCAAACAGGCTATTTGGATAAACAATCATGCCATTGCGGACGGTGCTCATTCTGTCAGAACACAAGGAAAAGAATTCGAATTGCACAAGGACGAGAAAGGGGTCGTGAAAACGATTCCTGGTGGAACATTATTCAAGAAATATAAACACGAAGACTTCGCTATGTTGCCGCCTATCGACGGCGCTTCATATCTTCCCAAGAAGTACCTTGGTGTCGGTGAACCCAACTTGAAAGTGTGCGTTGTTGTGCCCAATTGGACGGAGGATCCCAAATCGAAGATCTGTTTACCTTTAACTCAAGTCACACCCTGTACCGTATTGCGGTTGACCGAGGGTACCAATCCTAGTATCGAAATAGGTGGTACAACCATACCTGGTCATTGTGGAGCACCCTACGTAGACGTCAACGGACGTGTTGTGGGTCTTCACTACAGACAAGGCGAGAAAGGTAAGTCGAATTGGGGTATTGCCATCACCAACGAAATGTTGGATGAATGGAGTACCGCCTCCTCGTCAAAAAACTAAATCCTTGCATCAGTGCGGTTTCGGTGGAGGCCGTGCGTGGTGCCCCCCCCTATCAGATAGGGGTTCCTCAATTATCCACCTGTCCGTATCGGCCGTTAGGCAAAAGCATTTATATGGATGCTCCCTGGAATCCATTTGCCGAAACGGTCGAGAAGTACATACCAACTTACTTAACAGAACAAAATATGAAGATTGGACTTGCGAAAGCACAGGAACCGGAACTACAGTTCCCTGAGAAGCTAGTACAAAAAGCAGAATTGTGGCTTACCAAACGCATGCAAAGTGTATGGACCCACTCAAAGAGTGAGGCCCTTATTACTTATAATCAGGCGATAAACGGGCTTTCTTTCGAGAAATCACCCGGGTACCCATATTACCACGACTGCAACACAAAGTACGATGCCTTAGTAAAGTACGGTCCCTTGATTGAGGACAAAGTTCGCGCCATTTTGAACGGAGATGAAGTACCTTGCTTTTTTGCGCTAACCGAGAAATCGGAACTGCGTCCACAAGAGAAAGTTTTACAGGGAAAAACTCGCGTCTTTATGGCTTCGGACCTTCATCACCTATTGGCATCCATGATGTTATTTCTCAAGCAGAATGAAACGTTAATGGATAAGATCGGTGAGACACCATCTACTATCGGAATACAGATCCCGGGTCCTCAATTTGTTACGGCAATATTGACCCTTGGATCCAAGTTGAACGATGGGGATGTGTCAGGTTGCGACTTAAGATTCAAACTACG